CTTTTTCAAGTGCTTTATTAGCAAGTGTTTTCTTTTCTGATTTATGTTTAGTTAAATCTAAGATGTTAACTACGTAAAGTGGTGCAACTGCATACAATTCAAAGAACACTTTGATAGCTTGCGATATAGAGAAATCTAAATCATAAGTATCTCCAAAGTACTGGATAGCTTCTTGATAAGTTCCTATTCTTATCACTTCATTTACTTTTCTATTTTCTGCTTTAACCTTGTGAATTGGTGCTGTTCCAACTATAAAATGCCCATAATCTAAAACCACAGGTAATTGAAAGGCTGTAGCCCCTTCTTGTTGGTATGTACCATGTTTATAACCCATTTCTACCTCCTACTAATTCATCTACTATAGAATCAAAATATTGATAGTCCTTATTGATTTTTGGATAATCTTCTACAGGAATTAATAATCTTCCAAGCAGTGGGTATTTTTCAATAAGTTTTTCAATTTCTTCTCCAAAATACACCGTCCCTCTTACAAAGAGAAACTCAGGTAAATCTAACTTTTTACCTACATAAATATATGTTTTCATTCTTAACCCCTTCCAAGCAGTTTAGCTATTTTTCTCTCAACTACTTCTGATGTGTCAGGTACTCCAAATACTCTAAATCTACAAACAGAGTAAAAATAAGGCTCTGATTCTGCAGTAAAGTACTCTATAGAAAATGGAAAAGATTGATCCACAGCAAATTTTCCATCTACTGTACTTTCGTTTAGAAACTCTTTTTTCAAATAGTCTCCTATAGATAAGTTACTTAGGTAATCTTTCTCATCTTCCATTTTAGTACCTATCCACACTTCTAAATCCACAGGTACATCATAGTTATCTATCCCACTTCTAGTCTGTTCAAACTTAGTAACCCTTAAAATAGCAAAAGGAAAGAGGTCTTTCTCGCTCTTTCCTTCTTCTCTATCTTCATGATTAATTTCTGGCAACAATCCATGATATACTGTAACTTTCTTATCTTGCAATTTCTCTGTCAAGAAATCAAATACAAGTTGCTCTACTTCAATAATCATAACCCTATCACCCTATCTATTTCATGTTCTAATCTCATTCTAAACTTTTCATCTGCATAACCTTGTAAATATTCTAGTATTGATAAATTACCAAGCATTTGCGGTGCTGAAACTGACATTAGTCTTTTAATAGTCTCTCTTTTTCTACCATTTTTTGTAATGAATTTACCAGTTCTTTCAAAAGCTCCTAGATGTCCACTTTTATATGCTATAAAAGCATTAGGTAAAGATTTATACCATCCTTTTTTTACAGCAGTTTGAACTATTTTTCCTTTTGTCCTAGTCTTAGGATTTAGCTTGAAATGGTCTAAACCTATAACTCTACCACTACTTATGATAGAACCAGTTAAATTACTTTTATTAGTTTTAAAGATATTAACACTACTAAGCAACTTACTTTTCTGAGCAAAATAAGACTCCGTTGTCTTTCTAATTTGCTCTGTTTTTACCATCTCAAGTGAACGATTAATAGCCCTTGAAATACACCCTGGTAGCTCACTCTCGTATTTTCCAAGAGTATTGATAACTTCATTTATTCCTGTAGCTTCAACTTTAACTCCTATCATTTTTCATCAAACCTCGTTAAGTCTATTTCCAATAGACCCATATCTTCCTTAGTTTCTTCCACTAAATATCTAACTCCATCTACTAAGATTTTTTCCCCAGAATGAGGTGGGTATTTAAAGAAGGACTTTTCTATAAAGAGTGTCATCCCTTCAATAAATAGCCCGTCATTCTCTAAAAATTTAGTTCTATTTCTTTGCTTATTCTGAAATCTTTCTTCGTCGATAACACAGATAGTTTCTTTTTTTCCTATAGTATGTGTATCTCCAAACTCTTCCAAATTTAGAAAAACATCTACTATATCGCTAGCTACTTCTTCTTTAAATCCCATAATTAAGCCTTTTTAGATTTTTTTGAATTTTTAGTAGTTTCTTCAACTTCTGTGTTTTCTTCAGTAGCTTCTTCAAGATTTTCAGTTTCTATTACCTCTTCTGTTTCTGCTGTTTCTACAAGATTTTCAGTTTCTACTACTTCTTCAGCTTCTACAAGTTCTAGGGATTTAACTCTTTCAATTACATCAGCCTCTATTATTTCCACTACTTCACCAGGATTATAAACTATTCCACAGTAAATCAGTGATTGTTTAACTTTTAATTTCATACAGCCCCTCCTTACTTAACTTTCAAAACTTTTATTGCATCAATGTCAAATGGAACAGGTAAAGGTCTTGACTCTGTTCTTACTTCAAGAGTATTAACTTTTGTATCTTCATCTTCAAAAGGGACTCTTTCTGCAACTATTATCCCTTTAGATATATCTGCAGCAGGTCCATAGTGTAATGTATTGTTAGAAGGTGCGAATAATACTCTTCCTTCTGGAATCATTTTCACTGTGTCATATGTTTTTCCATCTGCTTTTAACACTGAATGTTGAGTTTGATATGAATAAATAGGGATATTGTATGGAGCTAAAGTTCCAATATATATCGCTCCACTTGCTAATTCTTTAGGATCTATTTGTCCAAAGTTAGCATTTTTAATATCTAGTAATTTAGCTATTTTTTCATTTTGAGTAAATAGTCTTGCAGCAACTGGATCCATAACTATATGCTCAATTCTTTGCCCTGTAGTTTCACCTATTAAAGTTATTACAGATTCTATGTCTCCTGAAATATCTGCATTTGGTTGAGTCCATAATATAGTAGGTGTAATTTCTTGAGGTGTTCCGTACTCTATTTTATCTTCAACACCTTCTCCTTTTACTACTATTGACCCTTTGAACATTAAGTCAATACACATTAACTCTTCTCTTCTTGAGATTTGTTCTTCAAAGTCTGCGAAAGCTTCCCCAATTAGTTTTGCTTTTTTTTCTTCAGGAGAAATTCCTCCGTAAATAGTTTCTCCTGCTGACTTAGCAAAGTAAATTTCTTGTGCAGAGAATGTTTTCTTTGGTGCTACCTTTGGAGCACTGTAGTATTTAGATGCATAGCTTCTTTTTACTACTTCTGTTCCAGGTATTAATTCAGACACAAAAGGAGCCACTAATTGTCTTCCTTTTCTATATTCAATTTCCCATTTTGGGTACTCATGAGTTTCATGCTTTGCAAAAAACATATCTCTGATAAATGTCTTTGGTTTTATAACTGACTGGTCATATACTCCTAAAAAATCTATTAATACTGCCATTAATATCTACCTCCTAATTCTTTTACTATTATTCCTTTTTCTCTTGCTTTTTTAATAAAATCAGCTTTTACTGTTGCTGCTTTTAACTCAAGTCCTTCAAAAATAACTTCTCCAAACACTACAATTGTAGTTTTAGTCTTAGCTGTAGTTCCATCAGCTGTTTCTAAAACTATCCCAAATAAATCTGTTCCATCCGATAATTCTGCACTTGCATTTACTGCTTGCCCTCTCTTAACTGATTTCCCTTGTGGCACTTCTAATTCCATAACTTTGTGATCTGTATTTGTAGCTGTATTTTGAGTTGGCTCTGTTACAGGTTCAGTAGGTTTAGAACCTGGGAAATTTTTAAATTTAGAAATATCAAATGCTAAACTATTTACAATTAGTAAATTATTGACATTCTGTAGATTTTCTACTTCATCTACTATCTCATCTATAAATCCATACTCTTTGGCTTCTTCAGCATTAAACCATTTCTCTTCGTCCATAAGTGCAGATAGTTCTTCTTTCGTTTTGCCTTTAGCTTTAGCTAAGTAAGTTTCTAAGATACTATCTTTAACCTTATCTAAAAGAATTCCAGTTTTTTCCAGTTCTTGTTTGTTACCATATGCCCATGTTAATGGATTATGTATCATAAACATAGCATTTTTTGGCATTTTTACAATATCACAAGCACTAGTTATAATAGTTGCTGCACTTGCTGCAAGTCCATCAATAAATGCTGTAACTTTAGCTTTGTGGTTTTTTAAAGTGTTTGCTATTGCCACCGCAGCAAATACACTTCCACCAGGTGAGTTAATATGTACATTTATATTTTCTACATCACCTAAGTTTTCAATTTCTTCTTTGATTGTTTTGTCACAGACATCGTCCCAATACTCATCAGAACCAATAGTTCCATACATTACAATATCGGCACTTTTAGCTTCGTCATTCTTCGTTATGTTCCAAAACTTCTTTGTCATTTTCGGCATTGCTAATCATCACTCCTTTTTCTTCTAATAATTTGTTTTCCTTTGCTAAGATTCTTACATTTTGCTCAAAATCATCCCCGTTAAGCTCGACAGTTTCTTTTGTTCTAGTGGAGAATCCTTGTTGAACTCTTAAAGTACTTGCTTTGACTTCTTTAAGTGGGTCAAGTTGTCCTTGACTCGGTCCATTCCATTGAGCTCCACTCCAAGCTTTTGTTAGTAATGGATCTTCTCCATAGTTCTTCATATCTACTCTACCTAGCAAATATGCTTCTCTTAACCATTCTTCATATACTACTTGTGTAAAATTGCTAGAGAACCAATCTCTTCTTTTTCTAAACATTTTCCAAGCTTCTAATAATGCAGCTCTACTTGCTGAATAACTAGCAGTAAAATGCTTAATTAGTAACTCATAAGGAACTTCTAAAGCTGCTCCTATTTGTCTTAAAATTGAAGTAACGAAAGGGTCAAACTGTGCATTAGGTCTACCTGGATTAGTTGCAACAACCTTTTCTCCAGGATTAAGTCCTTGAACTTGACCTGGTGTTAGTTCTATAGTTTCATCATTAGAACTATCTATTTGCTCAGTTTCATCTAAGACTTCATGATCTGCAATATTAGCCCCTTGAGCATTGTCCTTATCGCTTTCAATAAATATCGCATACATTCCACTTACAACTGCTGCCATAAGTTCTGCGTCAGTATATCTATCCAGTTGCTTCAGGGCTTCAATTACTGGAGATAGAATAGGTATACCCCTGACTTGCTCAGGTCTTTCAGCTAGCATTATGTGTAATATATTCAGTTGTTCCTGCTTTCCATAAACTGAAATAAAGTCCGTTTCTACGTTTCCTGACACATCAAGTGGGTGTTTTCTTGCAACATAATATCCAGAAATTCTATTGTTGTTATCAATTTTTACTCCATCAACGATAGTTTCATCATTTTGTAATAAAGAAGGTGTCATAACTCTATCAGACTCAATTATTTGTAGCTTTAAGCTATAGGGATTCTTTGGTGTTTCAAAATAGTTAAATTTTACAAAACTCTCGCCATTCAAGAGAATTGTTAAGAATACTAGGTCTTGAACCTGGTCAAAATTCAAAACTCCCGTCTGTTCAATCTTGTTATCAGCCCACAATTTAAATTCTTTTTCAATAATAGTTTCAATCGCTTCAGCTTCTTCTTCACTAATTCCTAAAGTTTCATAATCTATAGATGATTTTAGCTTTAATCCGCTTCCGATAACGTTTGAATTGATAGTTTTCATAACTCCTTGAGCAACAGGAGCTCCCATATACAAGTCTCTTGACCTTTCAACTAGCTTTTTCCTGTTCTTGTAGATGTCTTTTTTTACTCCTCCACCAGTAGAAACCCAGCCTTTCATAGAACTTTTTGTGGTAGATGCTCCGTGATTAGAATATCCTGTGTTCAGAATTTCTATTTTTTTCCTAGCTACTTCTCTTTCAAGAGCCTTTTTTGGATTAAAAAAAGCAATAGTTTTGTCCAATAAACTCATTTTTCACCTCCTTTTGTATTAAAAAAAGAGGAGTATAAAAGCTCCTCTTAGTGTTTAATTAAACATATTTTCTAAATTCTTCTATTGCACTTTCAAAATATCTAAAATTAGGAATTTCTTTATTACAATACTTTGCTTTTTCATGAACCCAATATCCATTTTGTTCTGTTTTTAAGTTATATTTATTAGAAATGATACCTATCTTTTGAACAGATACTCCTAATATCTTTGCTATTTGAGTGGCAGTTATAGTTTTAGCTTCCACTTCTGGTGGTGGAATTAACTCTCTACCTGTTAAAACTTTTGTTGCTTCTGACACTAATATTTCTTTATATCTTTCACTTTTTGAGAATGGTATTAAAGATTTTAACATTTTAGCCATTCTTACATTTGCATTTTTTTCCATTATTT